GAGCATAGGCGACTGTCAGCAGAAGCCAGTGCCGAGCCGGGCAAGTATCGGAGCAGTCGCACCCCGTATGTCAGGGACATCATGGATGCCATCAATGACCCGAAGGTGAAAGAGGTCTGGTGGATGAAATCGGCACAGGTGGGAGCCACCGAGATACTGAACAACATCTGTGGCTACTTTGTTGACCAGCACCCATCCAGCGTGATTGTGATGCAACCGAGTCTGGACATGGGCATGGCGTGGAGTAAGGACAGACTTGCGCCTATGGTGCGTGACACACCCTGTTTGCGTGACAAGATCCGCACAGGCCAGACTAAGGACGGAAGTAGCACAATGCTACACAAGAAATTTAGTGGTGGGCATCTGACGGTCGTGGGTGCAAATTCAGCAGCATCAATGGCATCCCGACCAATCAAGGTGGTGCTGTGTGATGAGGTGGACAGGTACCCGGCATCGGCTGGTGACGAGGGAGATCCCGTCACGTTGGTCAAGGTGCGCTCAACGACATTCTGGGACAGGAAGTTTTTTGCATGTAGCACACCCACCATCAAGGATGTGTCCAGAATTGAGAAGGGGTTCAACTCAGGCGACCAACGATACTATCATGTGCCCTGCCAGCACTGTGGGCACAAGCAGAAGCTGGTCTGGGAGAATCTGGATTTCAGCAACGAGGGCACACTGGATGACCCCGTGTACAGGTGCTGTGAGTGCGGTGGACTGCACAAGGAACACCACAAGCAGAAGATGCTGGCAGAAGGTGAATGGGAAGCCACTAGGAACTTCCACGGCATCGCATCGTTCCATATTAGCGCACTGTACAGCCCGTGGAAAAGTTGGGGGTCAGTTGCTGTTGATTTCATCCGTGCCAAGAAGGGTGGACCGGAACAGATAAAGACTTTCAAGAATACCATGTTGGGCGAGGTCTACGAGGAATCTGGTGAGGTGATTGATTCCGACCAGCTCCAGGATCGTGCCACGGTCAACATCATGGACGGTGACAGAATAGCTGTGCCTGATGATGTGCTGGTTGCCACATGGGGTGCTGACGTTCAGCATGACCGGCTGGAGGTGGAGCTTGTCGGGTGGGGTGCTGGCGAGGAATCGTGGAGCATTGCATATGAGATCATCAATGGCTCACCAGACAACCCGATCACATGGCAGAAGTTTGACCAGTTCCTGACAACGGACTGGATCACGGAATCGGGCAGACGGGTGGATGTGCCCATTGGTGGAATTGACACTGGGGATGGTAACACCCAGCAGAAGGTGTACGAGTGGGTTAAGCCGAGGATGGGCAATAGGCGTGGTGCGTTGCCGTTCAAGGGTGCCAGCACGTTCACCGCTCCCGTATGGTCAAGCCCCAGCAAGCCAAAGAAGGGCGAGCGGGATGCCATCATCAAGCCGTACATGATTGGGAGCAGCCAGTGCAAGCTGGTCATCTACGAGCGACTGAGGCTGGAAGAAGCTGGTGCCGGCTACATGCACTTTCCAGCCCACTATGACCCGCACTACTTTAAGGGACTGACGGCAGAAAAGCTCATCACCAAATACGACAAGGGCTTTCCACGCAAGGAATGGCACAAGATTCGGGAGCGAAACGAGCCACTGGACTGCCGTGTGTACGCATATGCGGCCATGAAGATACTGAATCCCGACTTTGACGCAATCCAAGCCAGATTGAGCCAGTACCAGAAGCCTATTGAGACTCAGTCGCAAAAGCAAACGGTGAAGAGGGCTAGGCGCAAGATGAAGATGCGGGGATTCTAGTCCTGATACCTATCCCAAGGTGGGATGACTTTGCCGTGGGTGGCTAGGTGGTCAATGATCTGCCCCATTGTCATCTTGTAATGGAGTGACCACATTTCAATCTGGCCACGGGTTTCAGGATCAACACGGACGGCAAGTGTGACCCTGCGCTTTTCTGGAGGTAGTGGTGGGCGTGGCATGGTGATTAGCTGTTTAAGTCAAAACAACCCAAGCGGATGGTTAATCCGTGGGGGATAGTTGAATGTTGATTTCTGAAATGCGGGTTTTTAATAAGCATCGTTCCTTGATTAACATCGATTGATATTTAGCAATCGCTTTGTTTTTATCTGTGTACCAGTCTGAGTATTCGGAATATGTCTTGGCATGTTTCTTTTCTTTCACGGTATGCTGATAATCGTGTGCGCAGTTTAAGCTTCTGAACCAGATAAAACAATCTGACTCCCTGACAAATTCATATTTCCGCATGGTCGTATTCCGACCTGCTGTGTTTGTGATGTTCCAGCAGTATTTCATAACCAATCCAAGTTGAGTTTGTCCTGTAAGTGTTCAATGGAAAAACACCCTGCCTTGGCTAATTGCTCTCTGGCATTTTTGCGTGAAAGTTTGTTTTTCCGTATAAAACGAATGCATTGCGATACGTTTTTGCAATCTGCGCTAAGCCCGAAATCCATTCCGTATCTGGCTGAGGCAGTTCTTGTTTTTTCCGTTTTCTTTTTTGCTTCCATGATTAACAACGTAGTACTAAAACCACTAATTGCAATACATTTATTCAAATTTTTTCACTTTCTCATTTATTTGATACTGAGTCTCATTTACATCTTGACAATGTAGTACGAATAGTGTTTTTTATACGACAATGGCAGTAGAACCGAGCCGAGTCAGGGCAAACACCACAGTTTATTGGGAGAGAGTTTTATCGGATTATTCCGCTGATGATAGCTGGACGGCAACCTACAAGCTCAATGCAAGCGGGCTTAACACCATCACCATCACCACAACTGGATCGGGAACAACACACACAGTAGATTCCAAGCCCGCAACCACAACGGGATGGGCTGCTGGTGATTATGTTTGGGTGCTACTGGTCAATGATGGCACAGACACGTTTGAGCTGGACACGGGCACAATCGAGATCGTGGCAGAAAACGCCACAGGAAACGACCTGCTTGATGCCCAGAACTATCTGGCTGCTGCCGAGGCTGAACTGGGGGAGCGAGTCACAGGGAAACCGTCCAGCTACTCAATCAAGGACAGGTCACTGACCAGAATGGACGAAGGAGAACTGCGCAAGACCATCACCTACTGGCGCAAGCGGGTTCAGGTGCTGGAAGATGCTGAAAGGCGCAGGAAAGGCCAGAAGTCAAAGAGAATCATCCACGCAAGGTTTTAGGCAATGGCAAAGCTGGTAGCAAAAAACAACTTTATCACATTGCTGGACAGGCACGGGAAGGCACTGCAACCCCGTGGTGCATCTCAGGATGTTTACACCAGCACCGACACCGGCCGGCTACTGTCAGACCTGCCATATGCTGACTACACTGCCAAGGCCACCCTGCAAGGCAACGTAGACCGGATACGGGCACGGGCACGGCACCTGGAACGCAACAACGACATCGTAAGACGGGCACTGTATCTGGTCGAGCAGAACGTGGTTGGTCCGAACGGGGTCAAGTTCGTATCCCTTGCCAAGAAAGCCCGTAGCGATGACAAGAAGGCGCAGGAGCTGGTCACACGGGAATGGGTGCGCTTTATCAAGTCTGCTGACATTCGGTTACGGTATCAGTCATTCAGGCAGTCACTGAAGCTGATTAGCCGTAGGCGTGTGGTGGATGGTGAGGCATTTGTCGAGCTACTGCCGGGATTCAATAACAAGACCCGATTCAGTTACAGACTCATCGACCCTTGCCATATACCAGTTGGACTGAGTGACGAAAAGAAACGCATCAGCATGGGCATTGAATATGATGCCAACTGGGTGCCGGTTGCCTATTACGTTTCCGATGCCAAAGGTGCGCACACTTTCAGCACAGGCATGTTCGGGTCTGGCAAGTACCGCAGGGTACCAGCCGAGAGCATGTTGCATTTCTTCACACCAGAGCGACCGAATCAAGGTCGTGGCGTGTCATTCCTTGCATCACCCATCCAGCGTCTTCACATGCTGGATCAGTACGAGGAAGCAACCCTAGTTGGTGCCAGAATCGCATCCAGCAAGATGGGCTTTTTCTACGATGACATCAATGACGAGAATGCCCAGCCATATTCGGGCGCAGACACGGATGGGGCACCTGCGCTAATCGACCCAGAAACGGGACGGTCATATGATGAAGAGAACTTTATCGACATCGAGGCTGGTCAGTTTGAGGACATTGGCACCAAGAAGTTCACCGCTTTTGACCCCGGCTACCCACCGGCTGGATATGATGAATATACGTCATCCATCCTGCGCTCAATCTCTGCCGGTCTGAACATCCCATACTACCAGTTGAGCCACGACTTGCGTGATGTTAATTACAGCACAGCACGGGAGGCACGACTGGACGCAGTTGATTCATGGCGAGACCAGCAGGGACAGCTACGGGATGCCATCCTTGACCCGATATTTGATGCGTGGCTGGGGGTACAGCTACTGCGTGACGAGTTCACTGGCTACACTGAGCTGGATAAGCCCCGACTGTCTGCGCACCGTTGGCAGTTCCGTGGATGGTCATGGATTGACCCACAGAAGGAAGCAAATGCCAACCTGCTCCAAGTGCAAATGGGCATCAAGTCACCGAGCGAAATCGTTTCTGAACAGGGACGGGATTACGAGCAGGTGGTTGACCAGATTGCCAAGGACATGGAACTGGCACGGAGCAAGGGCGTGGATGTCGAGACAGTGCTTTATGGAGGGAAACAACCCGAACCAGAGGAAAATGACGAATGAACATTGAAACCACATGGTATAACCTCAAAGCCAAAGCCAAGGATGGACCCGTTGAAATGTCCATCTATGACGAGATCGGCTT